ATGCAAGAAGCCTCCCAGAGCATAATCGATGCTGTCAGCAGCGAGATCGAAGAAATCGAAGTCACCATCAAGGAAATGCAGAAGCTCGTCGACACGGGTGATCGCGTCGAGCGTCTGATTAAAAACAAGGATTTCGAAGATCTCATCATGAAGCATTACTTCGAAAACGAAGTCGTGCGTCTGGGTATGCTGGTCTCCGAGCCCAATCTCACCGATCACCAGCGTAGCTGCGTGCAACGGGATCTGGAGGCAATCGGTAGCTTTCAACGGTTCCTGCGCCATACCTCAATGGCCGGTTACAACGCCCGCCAATCTATCGAAGAGCACGAAGAAGAACTGGCTGAGGTGCAAGCATCTCAGGACACGTTCGTGACCGGCTCGGAAAACTACGAAGACTAATTAGACCCCCACATAGATAAGCAAGGAAACAAGAAATGTCCCAGAACGATGAGAAGAGCGAAAGCTCGTTCCTGGAAATGAGCGACGAAGAAATCGGGAATCTGATCGGTCCTGAGGCATTTCTTGGCTCCGCTTCGAAAGAAACTTCCCAGGAGCAGGTTGTAGAGACGTCCAAAGAAGAAACACACGAAGGTGTTTCCGATGCCGCGGCCGAGAATGACACGGTAAAAGAAAACACAGAAGAAGAAGAGCAAGAAGGCTCCGAAGAAGACCAGGAAGGGGATGCTACGTCCTCCGACGTGAATCAGACCGACGAAGAATTCGAAAAGTCAGGGGAGCAACAGGAAGCTTCGAAGACGCCTGCTGAGGGCTCCGAAGGGGACCAGAAGCCACAAGACAACCCTGCCAAGGCTGGTGATGCCTCGAAGGCTCTGGAGACAGCCTCCAAGAGCGTGGATCAGGACACAGAAAAGACCACGTCGACAGAGTCGTCGGAAGCCCCCGTGAACTACGAGGAAGTTTACAAGAAGATCATGGCTCCGTTCAAAGCGAACGGGCGCGAGATCCAGATGAAAGATCCCGACGAAGTCGTGCGACTTATGCAAATGGGTGCGAATTACCATCAGAAGATGCGGTCGATGAAACCCCATCTAAAGATGATTCGAATGCTGGAGAACAACAATCTCCTGGACGAAAATCGTCTCAGTTATCTGATCGACATCGACAAAAAGAATCCCGAGGCAATCCAGAAACTCGTGAAAGATGCGGGTCTGGATCCAATGGATATGGACACGTCAAAAGATTCTGGGTACAAGCAAGGCAATTACAGTGTCAGTGACGCTGAAATGACCTTCACCCAAACCCTGGCAGACGTTCGTTCTACTCCAGGTGGGCAAGAAGTCATTGGATCCATTCACCGGAATTGGGACGAGCAAAGCAAACAAGCTTTGTGGGCCGACCCAAACATCATGAGTGTGATGGCAGAACACAAGTCGGAAGGGATCTACGACAAGATCACTTCCGAGATCGAACGACAGCAAACCCTGGGCAACCTGGTCAATGTTCCGTTCTTGGCCGCCTACCATCAAGTGGGCGAGTTTCTCAAATCCCAAGGTGCTCTAGTTCAAACTCCAGCTCCTGGGACATCGGGTGAAGTCTCTGAGACAGCCCAGCAGCCGCAGACAGTCAAACGTCACCTCGAGACACGAACCGGTCAAACGCGTTCTGCTGTCTCAGAGAACGATCGGGCACGAGCGGCAGCATCCACGAGAAGCAAACCGAAGCCGGCTCCCAGGAAGCAAATCAACTTTCTGGAAATGTCGGATGAGGATTTCGAGAAGGCCGACTTTGGTCGTAATCTCTGAATATTCCGAGATTGTGGCAAGCGGCTTGAACAGACAATCAGGCAGTTAAGGAAGAGATCCAATGCCCGACGCGATGATGCAGTATAACGACCCGGCAGGTGGGACGCAGTCCACTGTCGGTGCCACTCAGTTCAACGAATTCTACTGGCACCGGAAAGCCATCCTCGACGCGAAGAAAGAAATGTTCTTCACGCCACTGGCTTCCGTGATCAACATGCCCAAGCATATGGGCAAGAAGATCAAGGTGTATCAGTACGTGCCGCTGCTGGACGACCGCAACGTGAACGACCAGGGCATCGACGCTGCTGGTGCGACCACGGCCTGGGGCAACCTCTATGGTTCCTCGCGCGACGTGGGTCGGATCGACAGCCGCCTGCCCCTGCTCCAGGAGAACGGTGGCCGCGTGAACCGCGTTGGCTTCACCCGTCTCGAGCGGGAAGGGTCGATCTACAACCTCGGCCTGTTCATGGAGTTCACCGAGGACAGCTTCCAGTTCGACTCCGACAGCGAGCTCTACGGCCACCTGTCGCGCGAGCTGGTCACGGGTGCGACCCAAATGTCCGAAGCGATGCTCCAGAAGGACCTTCTGGCCGCTGCTGGCGTCGTCGTCTACGCCGGTGCTGCGACCCAGGACAGCGAGATCACGGCTGAGGGTGCCGGGGCCTCCATTGTCGAGTACGAGGATCTGGAGCGTCTCCACACCATCCTGAACGACAACCGCACGCCCAAGCAGACCAAGGTCATCACGGGTTCGCGGATGATCGACACGAAGGTCGTGGACGGTGGTCGGGTGCTCTACATCGGCACCGAGATGGAATCGACCGTCAACCGGATCCTGGATCCGTTCGGCAACCCGGCTTTCGTCTCGATCGAGCATTACGCTGCCGCTGGCACCGTGATGAACGGCGAGATCGGCAAGGTCCACAAGTTCCGGATTGTCGTGGTTCCGGAGATGCTGAATTGGGCCGGCGCGGGCGCTGCTGTCGGCACCAACCCAGGCTACCGGGAATCTTCGGGCAACTACGACATCTACCCGATGCTCTGTGTCGGCGACGAGAGCTTCACCACGATCGGTTTCCAGACCGACGGCAAGACGGTGAAGTTCAAGATGATCACCAAGATGCCGGGCGAGAAGACCGCCGACCGGGACGATCCCTACGGGAAGAAGGGCTTCAGCTCCCTTCAGTTCTGGTACGGCTTCATGGACATGCGTCCGGAGCGCATGGGCGTGATCAAGACGGTCGCTCGCCAGTAATCGAGCCTGACAATGGAAGGGGCCCTGCGGGGCCTCTTCTACCACTGAGACACATTCCCCTAACATTCCCGCAATCTGGATCTTGACCCGAAAAGCAGGTCCGAGAGATTGCCCCAAGATCCAAGAGACCGGAGATCACAATGACCGAAGAAAACAAGACCCCCGAGAACATCAAAGGCCCCGTCTTCAGCCAGGAAACCCCCAAGCCAATCGACGAGCTCGAGATGCTCAAGGAACGGGCCCGGGAAATGGGCATTGCCTTCCGCGGTAACCCGGGAGTCGAGACCCTGCGCAATAAGATCGCAGCCAAGATGGCCGGTGAACCAGAAGAAAAAGACACCGATGAAGATGAAGACGAGGCCGACGAGGCACCTATGACCAAGGCAGAGATGCGTCAGAATATGATGGATGAAGCCAAGCGCAAAGGTATGGCCTTGAAGCGTGTGCAGATCCACAACCTGAACCCGCGCAAGGCTGACCTGACCGGTGAGATTATCACGGTGGGCAACCGCTTCATCGGAACGGTTCGTCGGATGGTTCCGTTTGGTGAACTGACCGAGAACGGAACGCATGTCGAGCAGGTGATCTACGACTATCTGAAGAACAAGAAGTTTCAGCAGATACGTCTTGTTCGGAACAGGGACAACGGGGCGACCACCCCAAAGAGCACCTGGGTCCACGAATACAACATCGTCGACATGCCTCCGCTGACCAAAGAAGAGCTGGCCGAGCTGCGACTTGCTCAGGAAGCCTCGGAACGCGTAGGCGTTTGATCAGAACCGATGGACAGTGCCCGGGGTGAGAAAGCCCCGGGCATATAAGCATAATACTTGAGGAATGTGGAATGTCTGAAATCACTGCCAAAAATCGGGCTGAAGAGCTTTATGAGGCCTTGAAGGAAGACTTCGAGGACAAGCTAGAGAACATAAATGTTGATGGTCTTGCGTTTGACGTTCCTTCAAAAGACAGTAACCCGCTGTATGAAAAAGTTAAATCCTTCAACATCTCAGAGCTGACAGAAGGGTCGCCTGGGGGTGAAGGGTATTTCGACAAGATAATGAAGTCGAACCGGACGCATCTCCGGGAAGAATTCGACGAAGGAAGGATCTCCGGAGATCAGTATGCCAAGGCCTATGTCGAGCTGACAACGTCGGCTCTGGCTTCTGGCGTGCAGCTGATTGTCTCTAAAGAGCAGGCCTTGTGGCAGAACAGGCTGATCCAGGCTCAGGCCCAGATGATGGAATACCAAGCCATCCAGGCAGCTGTGAGCATCCAGATGGCCAAGGCTCAACTTATTATCTCCCAGTACCAGGCTCTGGGAGCCAGCGCGCAGGTAGCCCTGGCAAAGATGCAGCTGGCCAACGAAGAAGTTCGTTTTGATGTTGGCCGGGAAGAGCTGTCGCAGCTGGAATACCGCGGTGAGTTCATGCTGCCGGCAGAGCTGAGCGGGATGCAAACACAAACCAAACTGACGAAAGCCCAAACCAGCTTGGCTGAATCTCAGAAATTGCTGACTGACGAGCAGCTGCAAGGTGTAATTGCAGACAGCTTGATCAAAGAGGAAAGCTTGAAGCAGGCTGTGTTTACGACGATCCAGTTGCTTCCAGCACAATTGGATCAGCAGCTGGAGCAAAATCGCCTTTTGGAAGTTCAAACAAACACGGCTGATTACAATCTAAGACAGTACTTGCCAGTGCAGATAGAAGGTGCGCGAGCTCAAACGAATCTGGTCGAAGAACAGGCTAAGCAGGCGTCAGTGACGACTCTAGAAATTCTTCCTCAGCAAGTAAAATCAGCGATCGCAGACACTGGGATCAAGGAATACCAGTTGGAGTACCAGCTGCCTGCACAGCTGAAGCTGGTTGAAGAGCAGACTGAAGCCAAGCATGCAGAGACTTCGGATACTCGTCTGGATGGGAACACTGCTGTCTCTGGTATGGTCGGAAAACAGAAAGACCTCTACACGCAGCAAATCACGTCCTATAAACAGGACATGAGCTACAAAGTAACTAAGCTCTACTCTGACAGCTGGATTGCTCAGAAGACTCTCGACGAAGGTCTATTGGCTCCCTCGGAATATACCAACGTAGAGATCGACCAAGTGCTGGCAGCGATGCGTGCGGAAGTGGGCCTGCCCACCTGATCTCAAGTTGACCAGAAAGGCGGGCCCGTTATGGGACTGTTCTCATCCAAGAAGCAGACATATGTCTCTTCCTCGGCCTACAACATGGCCGGGGAAGCAAGTGAGTTTGTAGAGTATCTAAAGTCGACCGTAGCTAGGAGCGTGCTGGCGAACGAACCATCAATCGCTGACAGCATAGTAAAAGGCCAGTTTGATGGTCCGACTATGGACCAGAGATCCTGGTTCAGATGGGCTCGCAACAACTATCCACAAGGAGAGGTCACAGGCAGCATATCAGGGTTCCAGGCTCTGAATGCGACTCAAGTTGCTCAGGCCGCAAACATTATTACTAAACCACCGGGTCATACAGTCTCGGTGGATCTCGCGTTCCAGTCACGTGCAGACATCGCCTACTTCGCAGAGCGATACATGATCGAGACCTACCCTGAGCTGATGGAGACAGACTGGGTCTCGGATTATGTGCCGGCGACAGGTGAGATGCAGATCTTGTTTGAGGACACGACGAGTGTCCTTCTACCGGTTCCTGATTTTGATCCGTCAGCCCGATACATCATGATCTACTACAATATTGAGGCTCCGACCGGCCTAGGCCCCTGGACCCAGGTGTCGAGCGAAACAGGTCTCCCGTCCGATCCAGATCTGTCTGGAGACACACCCGCATGGGTTGAGACGTCCAACACGACAGTGTCGACAGCCTTCTCGCTGGATACGACAGAGGTTGTCGAAGAGGACAGTGGCTCGGGATGGGTGGAAACCAGCAACACGACATCTTCTCAGAATGTGTCCGAAGACATCATCACACGAGTTCTGGAAAGAACGGTGGTCCTGCCTACCGAAAGCGGTCTGGTGGCTCAGGATGAAGAGAAAATCACTCTGACGGACAACCAGGTGATCGTTGAGGATACCGTTGTCCTGACGGAGCCGGACACGCCTGTGGCCGGGACAACGAGGCGGACGACGACTGTCACCCAGACGGTTCAATCCAGGCTCGATATGGTGAGGGAGTTCCGCAGGGACGTGGCCGCGGATTTCTCGACCCGGGGGATCCACATCTATGAGATTGGATCTGGATCGGCGAGCCTTGATGCCTTGCTGAGCCAAACAACTGCGTTCCCGGAATTCTACCCAGTCATCATGCTGAGGCGAGAGAACCTTCCTGTGGATGATCCTCTCTACGCACCGGATTTTGAGAGTTTCCAAAAAGCGTTCCGGAAGCTCTTTGGGAAAAAGATGGACGATGTGCTGGAATCCATCGAAGAACTCGATGCGGTCGATGACATTGACCATACCTACATGGTTCTGGGCGTCGAGGTGAACACTCAGGAACGAGAAGGCCAGCGCTACATCTATGAGTTCTTCAGGACGTTGATGGCAAGCCAGACCGGTACTGCCGCTGATGTCGTGGCATGGTCACAGCAGACAGCATGGACACAGTATCAGGTAGATCTGCTGGAATGGATGGATGGGGTATATGACCCGATCAACGTAAGATACTTGACGCCCAAACCCGTGGCTCCAGCGCCTGAAAGCCTACCCGACCAAACCACATTGGTGATCAAGGCCGTGAACGATCTTGAGAGTCTGGATGGGTCGGGAGATCCTCTTGAACTAGGATACGAGACCGAGATCACTTGGAGGGCAATCGAGGAAGAAGTCTTCAGCGGTCTAGGAAGGTCAGGGGCAAAGAAAAACGAATTTTGGTGGACAAAGCTACCGGCTTTGAGGGATCCGACATGGGTTCCCCCAGACAGGGATAGCAGTGGGTGGAACTGGGCGGTATGGCGAGGGCCGCAACAGGTCAGTTGTGTGCAGCTGAACTGGCAGAGCGGAGAGAACACATGGCGCCGGCTGACGATCTACGGGGCCGAGCACATCAACCATGTCTACAAGGGCAAGGCGATCACCACGCTTATCACGGCCCTCGACCAAGGCGTTGTGACAGATCCGGCTCTAACCAAACCCCAGGGAATTGACGATATCAATGAAGAGACGGGATTCATTGTCCCGTTGCATTACACGACGCTGAAGAAGCTTCCGCTGGTCTGGCAAAACGAGATGGCTTGCTGGAACCGCTACATCATTTTCAACAGCTATGAGGTGGTGAAAACAAAATGGTGGCAAAGGGGCTTTTGGAAGATCATAATCTCGATCGTCGCGGCTGTTGTGGTTTCTGTAATTTTCCCAACCGCGGGTGGTTTTCTTGGATCCAACTTTGCCGTGGGCACGGCCGCAGGGTTCACAGGAACAGCGGCTCTGGTAGCTGGAGCTGCCCTTAATGCCTTCGTGGGGATTGTGCTAGGACTGGCCTTCCAGCCCGTGTTCGTGGCTGTTTTTGGAGAAGAGTGGGGGGCCATAATTTCGGCACTTGCCGGATTTGTGGTCGGACAGATGACCTTTGATCTGACCGGGGCCGGAAGCATCTCCATCAACTGGGGCAACATGATGAAGGCGGACAACCTTCTGGCCATGACTTCTTCCCTGTCGAGTGGGATACAGCAGTATTCCCAGGTCCGCATGACGGATATGATGGATAACTTCGAAAAAGATGTCGAAGGCTACGAAAGTGAACTGGATAGAATTGAAAATCTAATGAAAGAGCTCACTAGCGGAGTCGTCATTGATCCGTTAATGTTCACATCAGTGGGGGAAAGAGAGCCGGACAATCGCGGCATCGAATCCCAGGCCACTTTTCTCAAGCGCACCCTTCTGACTGGATCAGATATCGCGTCCCTAAGTCTGGGGATGATCGAGCACTTTCCAGAAATGAGCCGTGCTCTTCCCGAAGCGATCGAATGAGAAATCCAACGAGGCTAAAATGTTCAATTTTCTGAAAAACAACCTTCTTCCGGGTCAGTCTCCCGTGAACGGAACGCAACTAAACGCCTTACAGCTGGCACAGCTGGGTCAGTCTACAGGGGTATCTGGGAGTGGTCCCATGGGCACGAATGTTGGTCCTACGATTCCTGGGATGAACCCTACGGGGCAACCCGGCCAGCTGGGAGCAAACGGTCTGGGCATAGGAGGTATGTGGAACAAGATTGGTGGGGCCGACGGGTTCGGTCAGATTATGGGTGGTATTGGAGATCTGGCAGGGATTTACACCTCACTGAAAGGCCTGGGTCTAGCCAAGGACCAGCTAGCGTTCCAGAGGGAGTCCTATGAGACCAATCTCGGAAACCAGACCAAGTCCTACAACACGGCTCTGGGAGATCGAGCGACAGCCCGCGGGTTCACGCAGGGCGATAGTCTTCAGAAAACCCAGGAATACATCAACAAGAACCGCCTATAAGGCTGGAGATAAACGCACATGAGCAGACTTGAATGGCGCAACGTCGAGGCGCCCGGCATGGGTCAGGCAGGTCAGCTTCTGGCCCAGTCGGGGGCCAATCTCAGCAACAGTCTTAAAGGGCTCGGAAGTAGCATCTCTGGGTTCAAGGACGTTCAAAGGCGTGACCGATCGACGGCCCAGCTTATGAAACTAGCTGGTGCTTCGAACGAAGCCGAGTTCAGCGAAATGCTGTCTGGTATGTCGGGTCAGATCAATCCGCAAGATATCGACGCACGGCTCATGGAAGCGATCCAGGGCGGTCGTGACAAGGTGATTGGGCACGATCAGGGAAGGGCAGATGTCCGGTTCAAGAACGCACAAACCGGACTGACGGGAGCCAACACTGATCTGGCTTATGCCAATGTCGGCTTGACGAATGCGAACACTGGGCTGGTGGGTCAGAGAACCGTCAATGCTCGAGACGACAACTCGCGGGTCAATGAAATCCATCGCCGTGGTATAAACCAGGAAGACGACAGATTCACTGCATCTGGTATGCTGGCTAACGCGGCTTTGTCGCCGGCTACTATTCCTGGCGTGAACACCGGTGAAGGACGCGCCAACAGGAACTGGTCGCGGTTTGCAATTGGAGGTGCCAAGAGACCCGACAGCTTCAATGCTATGACACCGGGAATGCAAGACGGCCTTTACGAGATGCTCGAGGCAGCAGAGGCAGAACTAGGAGGTAAGCTACAGGTTTACTCGGGTTATCGTTCGGAAGAGCTTCAGAATCAACTGTTTCAGGATGCGCTGAAAAAGTATGGGAGTACATCCGCTGCCAGGAAATGGGTCGCTCCTCCGGGCCTGTCTCGTCACAACAGTGGACAGGCCGCAGATTTGAAGTTCAACGGGGTGCGCTTGGATCAGGCTTCTCCCGAAGTGCAGAACTGGGTTCGTGAAAACGCTAAGAGGTTCGGGCTGGCAGTTCCGATGTCGTGGGAACCTTGGCAGGTGGAAGAAGCTGGTGCGCGTAGTGGCGACATACCGTCTACTGTGGGTCCTACTCGGGAAGCTGCTGCAATCCAAGCCTCTGGTATGCCTCAGAACCGCAGGTCTCAGGGTGTAGGAACACCTGAAAGGGGCACTGTCAACGCGGGCGTGAATGATCTTCTGGCAGCCATCGCAAACGGTGAGCTCGACATATCTCCCGATCAGCTTCTGGATTTGATTGGGAAAGGAGACTCGATCAACGACAGGGCGACGACAAACCGGAACACGGCTGTGACCAACCAGGCCGATGAGTTCACGGCAGGGATCATGGCAAGCCTGGATCCAGCCAATCGTCGGGAATCTGGTGTTGGTATGATCGGTCAGCTGGGTATGTCTCAAGCAGATCAGAGAGCCTACACGGCAGCTTTGGACGCACGACTGGAAGGCTCTATTGCGCCGTCATCGGACGAGATCAGACGTTCTGTTCTGGCAGGTGGTATTCAGCCTGCTGAAGAAGTGCGTCGATCAATCCTTATGGATGGCATAGCTCCTGGCAGGGAAGACATTATCCCGAGCTTTCAGAGGGAGGCATACGCGGCGAGTTACGCTGCCCAGAGAGAGGCAATTGGTGATGGGACACTGGCGCCAACATCTGTGCCAAGCACTGGTGACGTTGACGCAATCTTTAGACAGGCTCAGGGCCAGAACGACATCGGGATGGCTGATCCTCAGATGAGGGTTATTCAGCAGATCGACGCTGCGACACGTCCTAATCAGACAGGGACAATTCCCATTGACGGAAACGCTGGTGTTGCTGGATCCGAAGGAGGTGATGGAGCATCTGGCGGAGGAAATCAGCGTCAGACTGTTCGTCAGATTTGGGACAGCTACAACGAAAGTGTTGACCGAGGATCGATTGGAAACGACGGAGGTTTACAGAGCTACGGCGAATTTTACGATACAATCAGGCAGTCTGCTCAAAAGACAGGTATTCCTGAAGACATTGTAGCTCAAATTGCAATTCAGTACGCACAGCGTCCTAGTACTTTTGGAAATTTGCCTGGTGTTTCTGATCAATTTATTGATCAGGAAATGCTAGACAATCTTCTAAGCCCTTACATGAAAGGGAATGAAGATCAGCTTCTCTCTTTGAGAGAGCAGGGTTTTCAGGGCAGAGCGCGAGGAGAAAACCTCACGTCGCTGGAAAGTCAGTATCAGCAGGTTAATCGAGAGCTGGCTTACGCTGCCGAAAGGGGTCTGGAAAGTAAAGGACTGGAAAATGAGCAAAGGGCTCTGGAACAGCAGATAGATGATCTGACCAATCAGGCGGCGAGGTCGGCTGATATAAACACGCGGGATCAGAACGCAGCTGAAGCACGAGAGAGGGCAATGAATGAACTGTCGGCTTCCTTAGGTTCTGAAGCGGCTCCGGCAGATCTAGCCATACAACAGCAAATCGAAAGGGACACGCAGTTCCAGACTTCTGATGTCAGAAATAGATTCACGGAAAGGGACGGTCGAGACTTCTTTAACTCAGGTCCAAGGACCGTGCGTGATGTGGTGGGTAACAGTCCAACGGCGGTAGAACTTAGGGCAGAGGAGATTTTGAGACAAGAGGCAGAGCCAGGAGAACAAACACGGAGTTCAAATATTCCAGGTATGGAACAGCTGTCACCAGCAAATCAAAGGCAGGTGGAAGCTATGCTGGATCAGATCGATAACATGATCCGGTTGTCCATGATAACACCAGAGCAAGCTGAGGAGCGCTTGATGCAGATTGAGCAGACTTTTGGTGTAGATCTCAGTAGTCAGTAATCTAGGCATATTCCTAAAATATGTAGCGGGTTCACATGACAGTGGACCCGCTTCTCTTTTTGTGAAATCAGATGATAGAACACACTCATCATCATGATCCTAGCCCTTGATGCGCATGATCTTGAGACGGTGTTATCTCATGTAGCTGAAAGCGAAAGCGCACCATGTCAGAGTTCGATCTCCCCACATCCACTTTCCTGTCGCGCTTGAGCGGAACCTATCAAGAGCCTAAGCCTGCTCCCGCCTCTGCTGATCCTCTGGGCATTCGAGAAGCGGCTGCAGGACGACAAGTACGAGCGTCGGAAGCCGATCAGCTGTGGCAACAGAACAGCGGTGACGCGACCAGGATGGCAACGGCTGTTCTGGAAGGGAACAACCTGGCCAACAGCGAGATCCTGAGGTCGTTCTCGGAAGACAACCTAGTCGACGTGGAAAGGACTTATGGTCCGGATGCTGCTTCAATGGCGACAGCTGTCCGTAGCGAAATGGATCGCATTCGCCGCGGAAAGTTAGTTAGCAGAACAACAGATCAACTGATCGGGGACACAGCTCGAGACATCGGCGCCGGAATAGTTGGAGGTGTGGGTGGAATTGCTGGCCTTGGGGCCGGTATGATCAACGATCGAGCAGGCGCAGAAGTTGCTGAATGGACGGACGAAGCAAGAACCTGGCTCAGTGACAATCGAAGCGATTGGCGTAACGAGCAAAGGGACGCAAGAGACGTTCGTCGTCAATTGGATAGGGAAGACGTTGCCTCGACCTACAGCCAAAATGTCAGAGAAGGTGACGAAAAAGCTGGACTAAAGCGGTTCGGTCAAGAAGTTGTGCTGGCTGCTCAAGATTTAGCTAATGATCCGTCTGCCACGGGAACATTAGTCAGCGAGGGCATTGGTTCTCTGGTTGTGTCAGCGGGTATTGGTGGTGTTGCTTCTAAGGGTGTTGCGAAGCTTCTCCTAAAACGGAGAGGAGCCAGTGACGAAGTAGCAAGAGCGTTCATGGCAAGCCCAGCCGGCCGAGAGTTAGTGAGTCGCATCAATGCGGGCACGATGCCGGCTGCAATTGGTCTACTGGAAGGTGGCGGAGCTTACTCCCAGATCCAAAATGAAATCCAAAGAATGGATGAATTCGAGCTGATGGAGAGCTCGGAGGATTATCGTCGTCTGCGTGCGGAAAATCTGAGCCACGAAGAAGCACGCGACGAGATTGCCAACAGTGCGGCCCTTCAAGGTGGTGCGATCCAGGGTGCCGTTGGTGCGGCAACCGGTACGCTTGTGAGCCGTCTGGAAGCTAACCCGTTCCGTGCGGCCATAGGGTCTGGAGCCCCAGGCAACTCGCAGCTTGTGACGTCCTTGAGAAGTCTTGGATCGGCGGTGCTGAGAGAAGGTTCGGAAGAATCCCTTCAGGGGATCAGCGGCGAGATGGTTGCTGGAACCATGGTGCAAAGATACGCAGACGAGAACCGAGATCCGATGGAAGGTGTCGGAACAGCTGCGGTCGAAGGTCTTGTGGCGGGTGTGGGTATGGCTGGTGTCATGCGAGCCCCGGGTGTTCCCACAGCCGCTCTGCGAGACGGTTCTCGGATTGCAAGTAACGCGATGTCCGAAGCTATGGCACGACTGGATGCAGAGTTGGAGGCCCAGAGTGGTGTCGGAGGAGAAGCTACAACAGCTGCGCTGTCGAGTATCCAAGACGCCGTGGCGGAAGCTCGGGCAACTGTTCTGCCCGCGGACCCTGTTGCTGAAGACGAGATCACATTCGGGGAATCTGCCGAAACTGTGGAACAGGAAAATCCGCTGCAGAAGGTTGCCGATCTTGCTCTGATCACGGGCAACGAGCTCAATGGGGTCCCTGACGGTGTCATGAGCATGGTCAACGAGGACGGGGAAGCTATTCCCGCAGATTTCCAGGCTGACCGGTCGGTGATTATTCAGACGGTGCTGGGCGAGCTTGGGGAAACCCGGTTCAGTAAAGGCCAACGGTCGCAGTCTGCGGTCTGGCTGGCGGGTCAGATGCGGCAGATGGAATCTCTGCGCGATCTGGATCTCGAGGCGATGAGCGCAGAGGCTCCTGCGCTGGTCGAGAAAGTGCAGTCTGCCCTCGAGGCCCTGACGGCGCTGGAAGCTGATCCTCGTGTTGTGGCGGCCTTGGATGAAGCCAAGGGAGCCACGATGGAAACGGTGATGGGAGAGGCTCCACTGCCCCGGATAACAGCCGAGAACGCAGCCTCTCCCGAAGTGAGCCAGGCTGTCGAGAAGGCTGGTCTTGTGGCTGTCTCGAATCCGGCTGGCATCGACCCGAAGTTTCTAGGTGAAGCCTTGGATCAAATGGATCGGGTCAATGCGAGTCCAAAGGCAAAGGCTGCCCTGAGATCGGCGAAAGCCGTGACAGACACCGTGGCTGAAGCAGACGTTGCTAACGAGGCACTGGCCAAGGAATTCAGCGAGGGGCCTAGCAAGAAGGCTGTCCGCAAGCGCATAGACATTATTCGGAATCAGATCCTGGAAACAGGCCGGAACGAGCATGCAGATCTGAAAGGCCAGATGGGAGCGAGCCAGCACGTTGCAGGCATCCTTCAGGCCTTGGATCAAGGTGACACGCTGCTGGCGCAGCAGCGAATGGACGTGCTTGGGAATTTCGTGCAGCACTTTACCAACAAGGTGGAAGCTGCCCGGGAATCCGCGGCCATGGGTCGTGGCGACAACAACCAAGTGTCGTTTGCAACCTGGACTGGTCGTTCGATGATACCGGCAAGTCACAAGAATGCGGGCAAGGCTTTCGTAAACCCAAACTCAGAGAACGGACGTTTGTTTGCGCGGGAAGTCGAGATCGACGCCCGGACAATGCAGGGGCTCTATCGCAAGCTGGCTGCAAGCTTGCCTGAGATGCAGGCGATGACCTTTGAGGACATCAAGCCGGTGCTGGAGCGGGCCTCTACCCGAAATGCCAATGACCGAGTTGAGGAAACTACTCAAAGCGCAGAGCAGCAGCTGCGGGAATCCCAGGAAGCGAACCCGACCGAAGAAAGGATTCAAGATACTGAATTGAGCGAAAAGGAAGCAAAGGAATTGGGGCTCGATGAGGGCCTGGCCAGCTATTCAGGGGAGCGGCCGACCCCTCCTGAACGGCGTATTCGTAAAGACGCTGTAGCCAAGACCAAGGACTCGTTGATCGACTATGAAGACCAAATCGGAACAGAAGCGGAAACGGCAACTGTTGAGACGAGCGCGGAACAGGATGCTGAATCGTTTATCGGAACGGCGTCTGCCGTGGAAATCAACGAGAGCCGTTTGGAAGAGGGCGAAGTACGAGATCCTCAAGAAGCTGGACCCACAGACACCGAAAACAGAGGCGTGTCGGGAAATCGCTCTGGGACGGTTGGAGTGGATGGGGCCCCTGAAGCCCAACAAGCCGAGGCCGTCGAGGAGAACGTAGATGTCTCGGATGTGATCTCTTCTGTCGACCCTTTGGAAGAGACACGGGCGCAGATTGGAAACGATGTCAGCAAGGGCTTCGAGGGATATCTAGGTCGTGCCTTCTCGTTCGATCCGTCTCGCTCTATCGCCATCCGTGCAGCCAAACCAGCAAGTGCAGTGATAGGTCTCTTGCGGCAGTGGACCAAGCGGAACGACGCCCTGAAAGAAATGTTCCCTGACACCAAGATCGGAATGTTTTTGGATCAGGGTCATGCGAATGATCTGGCAAATGGATTTCAGATGCTGACGCAGGATCTTCTTCAGGAGATGAGAGGCCGTCTCAAAAAGCCGACTAAAATCTGGAGCGACCCAAAAAATCTAAATAGAAAACTGACACCTATTGAAGCACTGACGGCGAAGAGCAGGAAGGGTGTGCCGTTTCATAAGTTCCAGTCGGCATTTGCTTTGCATCTGGTGGATCCCGTGACCAAGGATTACCTGCCCCGGTTTTTGGAAGCCGGTGTTTTGGCAGCTGTCGACTGGGCGCTGACAGCTGAGACGATCACTGAAACCGACGCCGAGAAAATTGGTAAGGATTGGGGCATTCCGACAGAGCTGGTGGACGCGTCAGTGATGGCGCTGTCGATGCAGGGGTTCAACGGAACCACCGCCAAAGAGAACCTTGCGCGCCACATTGAGCAGTTCTGGGGCGCACAGCGCAACACTGAGATCCCGTCCAACATGGTTCGAGGCATCAGCGAAAGCCTAGCGGCTGATCTTCTCGACGTGATGGATGGTCGTCTGATCACGAAGATCAACGGATTGATCCCTGATCAATCGTCGGAGACAGGGACCAGCGAGCGTTCTGTCGTCAAGCTAGGGCATGAGAGCACGCGTGAGCTTGTAAAGAGCATGGGTGCCGGACGCCGGTTCCTGGGCCGGGCAATGCTGATTGAGCCTGAAGAACCTGTTGGCATCGGATCTAAGCCGCCGCGTAAGTATCGCACTCAGAAGGGGAACCTGCTGGGTGTGCTTGGATCCAAAACGGACCGAGCGATCGAGAAGCACAGGGACACCGTATTCTATCGCAACCCTCTAATGTTGGGCCTTATGAACGCCCTGGGCCGAGACGCCTGGCTAGAGCTGCGTGGCTGGAAACAAATCGACAAGGCCATCACCAACGTGCGCCACCTGGCTTCGATTGAAGGTAAGAACCGTACGCTTGAGATGTCCTATGACAGGACTATGGAACATGACAAAATGGTGGCTCTTTTTTCAGCTGTTACAGAAATAATCCCAAACGAGGTGCCGACCTATTTTGACTTCGTCCAGGCGCGTAATGGCCGGATCATGATGCGAGGCCACAATCCCCAGGCCGACAAGGCGATGCGCGAAGCGATGATAGCCACACGAGGCACCTTGGATCTGAGCACTGTGAAAGGATCTCAGGCTTTTTGGCTGACCGTAGGTCAGTCTGCGGATGTAACTAAGCCTGAGCTAAAGCGCAGGCGCGTGGCTGTAAAAGAGACGATTGAAAAAATCAGATCCAAATACCCAAACACTATAGAGATGTTTTCTCACATGGCAGGAGAAGTGTTTGAGTTTGGAAAAATTGACACCATGAGCCCTGAAGAAATCGACGCCATCAAGACTGAGATGGGAACTAGTCTCGGAGAAGTAGTGAGCGACAAGCTTTTGCACGCGCTAATGTCAGTGGGCAAATATGACTATGTTCTTGAAAACTATGGAAGAGACAGCAAAGAGTTCAAAAACTTCAGTACAGATCTGAGCCTTGAAGCTGATGGCAAAACCAACGGCCCGTTCATGGCGATGATGATGTTTCTCGACAGTAGGTTCTCGAAGAAGCAGCTTAAAATGCTGCGCAAAGGTGGCTTCTTTCCGAACGTTCTAGGTAAAACACTGAACTCACAACTGGGACCGGAGACGGGTGACTTAGACGGAGATCTTTACCAAACCTCGTCAAACCTGACCCAAGAAAAGAAAGATGCTGTTGCCGCCATTATGAGGCTGACAACGGAACGTAAAAACTCTGACACTGCATTGCCGATCGAGCAGTTTGATCGAGTTTACAGAGTGCTGACGACCTTAGGCGATCTAGAAATTGAAGGAGGCAAACTCATCATCGGCCGATCGGTCCTGAAGAACCCGTTGACAATCACGATCTATGGATCCGGTGAGACAGGGATTGCAGGTAAGATTGCGTCGGCTATGGCGGATGTCTTGGGTCAAAGACTGAGCGAGTTTGCAAAGACTATGCAGGAGCTTGAACAGGCAGAAGTGCCTATGACCAATGACCACATTCGGGCAATATTCCCGGATTACTACGATGGTCTCTGGAAAGATATTGTTGCCCTGTCGACGCAGAGGATCACGTTCAACAGGAGAAAGGGAACCTACAACGTTACTAAGGTTGTGAAGAACAGCCCTATGGAGAAGTCCTACCAGCAGCGCCTGGGACGAGAACTGACGGCTACAGACAAAAGATTAAGCTTCTCCAATGCACCTACCCTGAGAAGGGATGTTGAGAGCTTAAAAAGGTTTGAGCTCGACGGTCGTCACATGTCAATGATTACGGAGAACATCCTGCACAGCCTTGTGGGTCCGATGACCGAAGCAATCGCTGAAACGACGCTGGGCGTTCAGCGCGTCATGGAGCGGGTGCAGGTTGCCACGCAGACGCAGTCATTGGTGTTCAAGGCTCGGTTCAAGTCTGAGGTCGATCGCATGATTGCTGAGAAGCTGGCTGTGGGAGAGCTCAAAGAAGGAGACACGCTGTCGAAGCGAGACTACGACGCCGTCTTTAAAAAGATGGCGAAGTTCGGAGCTGTGATTGAAACCGTCGAAGGTGGGGTTGAAGATCTGCATCACATCAACCTGTCGGATCTCGAAAACAGCCGCGGAAACAAGATCTATTCCCGGTCGCTGAATTCGACTTTCGGAGGCAAAGGTACAGAGCGAACCCCGAGTCTGGCCGGTGTGTCGGCGATGCCGATGCTGACGATTTCGCGCGGAGACGCGATGATGATGGTCAATTACTATGCCGGCCAGAAAGTCTCGCTGAGGGGACTTCAGGTCTATGACGGCCAAGAAATTGCGGCTGACGAGATCGACACTGTCTCCGAGGCGATGAACGAAGCCGTTATCGAAACGATCTTCCAAAACCCTTTGCGGGATGCGGCAGACAGCTTCGCGGACTGGATCCGTCAAAACAAGGACGGCGACGTTCTTGAAGGCCTTAGTGTCGAAACGATTGAAAAGATCGCGGAGGCACAGGGTGAAGGCCGTGTAGATAATGAAACAGACGAAGAGCTTCGCACGCGTGTACTTGAAGGCGTCACGGATCTGTCTGCAGAGCTGGAGCTGTCTTCTAGAGGAGCACAGGCCCGAAGAGATGTGCTGGCGAGCATGGGCTTCTCTATGGATCAGATGGCCTCGGCAGAGAGCCCGGCGAACTACGGGACGGAAGCAGACCTGATCGCCGTGCCGCAAGGGGACGACGAAGCACTGGTGGCAGAGATGAACTGGCGCTTTGAGAAAGCCCAGACGAAGATCGAGAAGGATCTTGGCCGGGTTCGGGAAGAGCTTGGCGACGCGGTGCAGGAAACCCCTGAAACAGGCAGCAACGAGGAGTTTGCGAGGGAGATTCGGGCTTACGCAAGACCAGCTGAGCCCCTTCAGGAAGGTGAGACTGATGATGGCACAACAGGTGTGCGCAAAATCAACTCTGTTGTTTTGATGGCTCTTCTTGATATCGACAGCCGAGATCCATCGAACACGTCTCCAGAGCAAAGAAATCTGGCCAATGCACTTTCGAACCGTTTGAGTGCAGCGTTCGGAAAGTGGAACGTCGTTATGGGAACGCAGGAAGAGCTGGAAAGCTGGAGGGATCGTCATTATCCGAAGCCGGACGGTAGCCCGGGAAGACCTATTCAGATGGGTCAGACTGATCTTGAGAACGGGATCCTCTACATCTCCAATCTCACCCGCGAGACGCTGTTGCATGAGATGCTGCACGCGGCAACGGCAGCCACCATCTACGCATATGCCTCGAATGCGGACCAGCTTCAGGACGTCCAAAAAAACGCCGTCGAGAACCTGGATGCTCTGATGTCTCAGTTCCTGGATCTCCAGTTCGAAGGAGAAGCCCGGCCAGTGGCAGAAGCTGCTCGAGGTCTTCAGGATGAAATCCGTCAGGCGTTGTCAAAAGATGCGTCTGGCACGAAAGGCGCAGGTTGGGCCCGGGGGATCCAGGAGTTCATCGCCTGGACCCTGACCAACCAGAACCTGATCCAGGTATTGAAGAAGACGCGCACGCGGTCAAAGCTGGCGACCCTTGTGGACAGCGCTCTGAAAGGACTTCGTCGTCTGCTGGGGCTGCCTGCAAAAGCTTCGCTGGATCTGTTTGGAAACATCCAGTGGAACACCGCGGCAATAGTGCAGCTGGAGCAGTCTGGATCAGCTTTCGAAAGTAGCGCCACAGCTGTTCTGGATCAGGCTGACAGGTCGAACTATCCACAGGAAGACGGTCGCCGTGTTGAGGCAATCCGGGAACGATTTGAACAAAGGATTGGCCGTCATTTGAGAGCAAGACAGTGGGCGAATACAGAGCTCACGGAAAATGAGCAGTCTGATAAGCTTTACGAAAAAGCTAAAAGAGCGCTGTTTGGATTTGGGCACGTTTATGATTGGTCGCATAGCGATCGTAAAACGTTCCAGACAATCGTGGCTGCGATGGCGGGATCCATGGAGATGGATGCAAGGTCGATGACCCAAGCCACGCGTCTCTACAATCATGTGGTCAAGAATCTCTCGGCACGGGACTTCCAGGAGGATCCTGATGCCGAGGCCGGAAGCCCTGACATGACCCGGGCCCAGGAGCGATACAACCTTCTGCTGGGCAAAGAGGCGCCGGCAGCTGCGGACCCTGGAACAGGTATTGTGGCCGACAACTTGGGGAGGTCGATGATCATCCCGGCATTTGTTGCTTTGAGCCAAATTGACCCTCAATTCCGTGCTGTGCTGGCCGGGATGGAGAAGCCCAAATCTGCGCAATATGACTCTTCTTCGTTGGACAGGCGTTTGGAAAGCCTTGGCCGGAAGAGCATGGATGCGTTGTCGGATCGAATCACCAGTCGGGCGAACCGGGCAGATGAGGCTTTGGATATGATTGCGGGTGCTCTGTCCTCGATCGAAAGAGACACGCGCTCAGAGATTGAGAAGAAAACCCTGAACGCCATGGAATGGGTTGATGGTAAAGCTACAGGTGTTCTGTCGGAGTATGGAGACAAGTTGGTTCGCTTGGGTCAGACAATCTCTGATGCCAGACGTCAAGAAGAGACCGGTCGCATTAAGAAAGAAACGAGTATCCTAATCTCTGGATCCATGACACTTGTTGGCTCTCTTATGAGTAAAGACCAAGGCCGGGCCATGGCGGATGCTGCTGTCTCTTATGGCAACGAAAGCCAGGCCCGGAAAGTTGAGGATGGTAACTGGAACGGGTTCATGGGTGGATTGGTGCCAAAGACGGCTTGGTCAATCATGAACGAAGTGCTGGGTATGACGGATAGCCGGCGTTCGGTTCTGGAGCTGATGAACCGCGTGAAATACGCCGTGTCGTCGGTGCGTCAGGAATACCGCGAGCGATTGCCCGAAGAGCTGGCACGTCAGTTCAAGACCGACATCAAGAAGCAGGGCTGGCAAGACTTGTTTGAAGGTCTGGCACAGGTAGATGTGGCGGCCCTGAGATCTGTGATGCGGGTTGACCAGATTCTGGAAATACTCCGAAATGACGGAAAGCGGAAAAAGTCGATCAATAACCACAAGAAGGCGCTTCAGAAAGATGCAATGGCTCCGAGCGAGTTTGCCGCATGGGATGCAGCGGCTAAAGATTTGGCTGTGCTTCTGGCCACGGGTAACGTGCGCAAGGGCAATCACAGACTTCTGCGCAATGCCGAAGCGATCTGGAGATTGGCTTCTCCAAGGAATACCGGCCAAGAGAAATCCAGCGCCAACGTCCCTCTGAGTGATAAAGAGCGGAAAGTCGTCGAGAGGATAGACAGACTGGTTTCGCTCTACGCAATCGAGGTTCAGGCCTGGGAAAAGCCCGAGCTGAGTACTCGTCTGAAAGAGCTCTACGAGACCGAAGGATCGGGGGTCGAGTATTCGATTGCCTATTTGTCGGATCTTCGCAGTGACGAGATGCGCAAAGCCAGCACGGGTGAAGCAAAGTTGAACGGCTGGAAAGGATACATCCCGGCCGAGAGCCCAGAGGGCGCCCGGATCGAGGTGGCTGACAAGCGCTCTCACGCGACCATGCTGCGTAGAGGCTTCGTCCAAGTGGCCGAGTATGACGGAGGCAGCGGTAAAGGCCTAGAGAAAGGCCAGAGAGCCTATTACCACTCGTCAGTGGGATCACCGGGCACCTACGTCCAGGGAATCATGCAGACTGTCCAGAAGACGGCGTTTGGGGTCGACGTCAGGACCGGTCAGACGCTCGATGCAGGTGTGGTCCGAACTGGTGGCAGGATCTCTGACGAGGCGTTCCTGAGGATCCAGAACGACATCTCCAGGGGCCGAGGTAATCAAGGTCAGTCTTTGCTGCCGGTCTTCGATGGATCAGGCCTGATTGTGGGATACGAGCGATCTATGGATCCAGAGGTCACGAAGTACCTGGATCAGAACCGGAACCTTGCTGACATGATCGGTGCTTGGAAAGGTCGGCAGTCGGAAGAGGCAATGGCAGAAGGGTTCAATCGCAAGCTGATTGATCGGTCTTATGAGCTCTGGAAGGAAGCGAAGTCGAAAAACAGAAAAGATGGATATGTCGATCTGTCGGACTCGGATGCTCGCCAAGAAGACAAGGCTTGGGAGAGCAGCTGGAAGATGATCCCTCGTGAGACCAAGCAGTACATCCGGAGCAGGTTCGGAGAAGATGGTTTTATGGTGCGCCGGGATTTGATCGACAACACGCTGGGATATCGGATGATGTCGGTAGGAGCGATCTGGGACGGCACCTCTAATCTGGATGAGAAGACAGTAAAAAGCGTCAAGGACGCAGCCGAGCTAGTGTTCGGAACTGGTTTCTACAGAGAGCTGGTGAGAACAGAGCGCTTCTGGCAAGCGGGCGTGAGTGTGGTCAAATCGACGATCGTCATCCGCTCTGTGATCGTACCGGCCGCAAACTTGGTGAGTAATGTTATTCAGCTGGCGGTGCGAGGTGTGCCTATGCGCATGGTCGTGAAAGGCTTTCGAGACAAGCTGGTCGAAATTGATCAGTTCCTTAAGCACCAATCTCGCAGGGCAGAGTTGGATGCAAAGAAATCTTATGCTCGGGCCAAGAACGACTTGAGCCAATTGAGACAGCTGGAAGCCGAAGAGCGTAGCCTTGACGAGGCCGATCGCCGGATGTCGATCTGGGATCTAGTAGAAGCAGGAGAGTTTTCTACGATTTCTGAGGGCCTGACGGATGCGGATGCAGCGATCAGTCAGGGAAATCTTGCAGAGTATCTAACGAACCTGGCTGACCGGATACCGGCCAAGCTGGGCACCGTGGGACGCTACGCGATGGTGACACGGGACACAGCCCTGTTTCAGGGAATGAGCCGGGCAGTGCAGTATGGAGACTTCCTGGCCAAGGCGGTGCTCTACGATCATCTGACTCAGCAGAAAAACAAGTCCTCAAACGAAGCTATGGAAGAGATCACTGAGGAGTTTGTGAACTACAACCTACTGCCAGGTCGGGTCCGCAACTATGCGGAGAGTATGGGTCTGGCATGGTTCTGGGCCTACAAGCTGCGCTCGATTAAAGTTGCTCACAGAATGATGCGAGACAACCCTGTGCGAGCCATGTTGCTTAGCTTGGGCATGCCTTGGGGGCCCAACATACCCGGTATAAACGTGGGCTCTCCTATGACGGACAACGCTGCGTCGGTGATAGCAGATGGTCGGGCAGGCTACTCCCTAGGCTTGAATATGCTTTTCTCGGGTCCGGGTCTGAACCCATGGATCAACGCCACGAACTAAAGCAAATAGAAAACATTGAACTCGTTACAAAAAATGAACGGCGGACTTGAATAAAATCCGCCGTTCAAAAGCTTGTTGAAAAGCTTAGTGTTTGTCTTGATCATCGTCGAATACAGCGACAAGGTAGAGAAACCTTGCAACAGCAAACAGGCAGATCATGACACCAACCCATGTCAGGATAAGGACTATCAAGGGAAGGGCTATTGAGGCAGCGATCATGAGCATCAAGATGAAGATGACCATGGCCGTCTGCTTGAGCTTAAGGATCACGAGCCAAAGTTGAAGATTGCACCTGCTTTGGTCACGGGCTTGGCGGGAGCCTCAGTAGGAGTGTTAGAAGTGGGCTTGGGAAACGCAAACTTAGGCTTGGCCGGCGCGGCTTTTTTGGTCTCTTCTTGAGTGTCAGTGTCAGTGGCCTCGGTTTCGATTTCCACATCCGGGGAACTTTCCTCGGTGGTGGTTTTCTCGAGCTCGGGCTCAGGAGCGGATTCTTCAGTGGTGGTTGAAGATTCGGGCTCAAGCTCCGGCTCCGGCTCAGGCTCCGAAGCTGTATCCGAGGTTACAGGAGCCTCTGCTTTGGTGGTCTGGGCCTTGGGCTTGCGGCTGTATTTCCGCTTGGTCTTGGAGCCCTTGGCAGGAGATTCCAAATCAATCTCGGTCGAGATGCCGTTTTCGTCCCGAGTGAACGCGACGTCGGCCGCGGTGAGCTTGTGTCCGGTCTGGGTCACGATCTCGGCAAGAAGCAGAGCTTCCATGTCCTCCCAAGAGAATTCGGCCGTGATCAGGTTTTTCTGTTTGATATTCATGAAGAGATCTTTCTTGCGGTTGCGTGAGTAGATGAAGAGTGGAGCTCTGCTCCGTAGAGAGCGAGCAAGGAAGCTTCAGCTCGCCCGTCATCCTTAATGCGGGTGAAGTTGGAAGCGTTGGCCGGGAAGCGCTGAGAGGCGAGACCACGGCTTCTGTCCTTGTCGCTGGACAGGCCAAAGTGCTTCTTCCACTTGACGGCTGTGACCAGGTGATAAGGGATCTTGTTAAGCGCGAGAGCCATGCGAATGGCTCCCACGTTGCGCCCGAAGGCATGGGCAGATGAAACACCCTCTCTTGGCATCGACCAGACATGCTCCAGGATGGCTTGGACTTGAAAACCAGGAGGAAAGCACAAGGCATCCCCAAGTGTCGCATAGTCCGTTTCCACTCCCTTCGTGCCCTTAGGCTTGGGCAGAAGGGGCATGTCGCAGATCTGAAGATGATTCGTTGCTGGATCCAGGAGCGCGATGGCTCCCTTATGACCCGGGTCTATCCCAATGAAAAACACACTTTCCTCACTTCAGGAAAGGATTGGATTTGCCACTGGTAGAGTTGCTGGAAGCTGCGCCGAGGCCAGACTGTGGTGCTCCACCAACTAACTGTTTGCCAGGCTTGGACTTGGTTTTGTTCTTGGTCTTGCCTTTGTTGCGGTCGATCCAGGCCGGGTAGTGAGAAGCTTCTTCGACCTCGCGGCGAATCTCGTCGACGACCATGTTGTTTTCCGGGTGATAGACGAAGTCGAGTTCGTTGATGTCTTGGGTCTCGTCGGAGTCGACATAGCGGCCGTCGACCTTCTTCTGCTTCCACTGTGTCACCTTGTTGATGGCGAGACCGACTTCCTTACCAAGAAGGTCGATAAGGACTGGGACGGTCTGGTGGGTTTCAGCGCCTACGGTTGTGTCCCAAAGCATGACGACCTTGTCTTCGACATCTTGCTCGGCGAGCTTTTGGCCAGTGGTCATAAGGCACATGTGGTCGATGTGAACCAGGCCTGGCAGCGGACGCTTTTTTGAAGGATCCTTTTTGTCTTCGTAGAAGGGCTGCCCGGTCTTGGAACAGATGTAGAATCGTTCCTTGTATTCCTGGCCGTTGATGTCAGCGATAACCTCAACGAACCGGCTATCTGAGTTGGGGGATTTGCCAGCATATGCCAGCTTGATCGTGCCGACATAGCCGTCAGTCTCGACAGGAGCGTAGCCTCCGAGACGGGGAGCCTGCTCGTCAAGCTGGTCCGTGTCAAAGGCGCCAAACATCTTACTCATGGGAAGTCTTTCTTTAAGTGATTGGGAGAGTGGTAGGGGAGTATTGATTTCCCCATCAGAAGTTGAGCCTGGATCTAAGGATCACAGACCCAGGTCACGGCAGCAGGATCTTAGTCGTTGCCGTAATAGTCGTTCAGCTGGGTCAGCAGTAGAGCTGCGTCGTTGTCCATGAACGGTTCGTTGCGGGGAAACAGGCCCATCGGAGTACGGATGCGATCGGTGCGAGTGTCCTTGGTGGGATGCACCTGGAAGACGTGCTTGAAGCCGAGATACTTGTCTTCATCAGTGATAGTGAGCAGCTGGCCAGGATGCTCTTCGAGCTCTTTAAGATCGACTTTGCGAGCATTGATGACAGTTGAGAACATGGACTCGAAGCCCTTGCCCTTGCCAACGGCGCCCTTGATGTCGCAGCGGTAACTCAGCTCCATCTTCTTCTCGTCATAGACCTGGGTCCGGTGCGCAAGAATAAGGACAGGCTTGCCAAAAGGCTGGATCTTTTCGCGCATGAGAGTGCGAAGGTAGGTGCCGTATTCACCCCAGGCGGCACGAGTGTCCTCGGCAGTTTTGATGTACATGTCCTCGAAGGCATCCATGTTCATCGTGATAGTATCGATGATGACGCCGAGGACACTGGGCTCATTTTGGCAAGCGTCAAAAGCAGAGTAGAGCCAGAAGGGATCTTCGATCTTGGTCTGCTTAAAACGATTTCGGAAAGGAAGGCGTTTGCCAACTTCGCAGTTTAGGTAGAGCCAGTTTTCTTGGTTTGAAAGATTGCGCAGAGATGCGGATTTACCGGCCCCGCTGTCGCCTGTGATCAGAACGAGCTGCTCGTTCATGTCCTGATCTTGTGGTGCGCTTAAATCGTCTGACATGCGTGCTCCTTTTATGGATTGAAGTGGGGGGGGGGGATGTGGAGAAAGAAGAAAGCTTGTCGGGTCTGGTCAGATGACATGATTTCTAGCTGTATATCAAGGTGAAACAGCCACCAGATTCTGGTAATCTTGCTCACATGTGAAAATGATAGAAGGCCCGATCTTACGACCGGGCCTTCTTGTGTTCGTCGGCCTCATCCCCAAAGCCGACGAATGAGTGTGGCTTGGATCAGGCGGCGTAATCTCGCTGTGCGCAGCGGATGGACGCGCTTTTGATGACAGTGAAGGTCAGCTCGTCGATAGACAACGGACTCATTAGTTGTGCATTCAACCCCCGCACGCGGCCTTCGATCTCCTGAAGGCTCATGCCGGTGTCGACGAGAGCGAAAGCGTAGGCTGCAAAGTTGTTATTGCGGTTGCCTTCACTCATCTGTCTAAGAAAGTAGCGCTCGAGATTGCCCATGTCCCGAAGAGGTTCGGCCGCAGCTTTGTGGCTGCGGTTGTCCCGGGTTTTTGGAATGAAGGGAAGCACGTTAAAGAGCTCGCCTTCATTGAAGTGAACTAGGGCGTCTGGGTTGGTGAGCCACTTTTTCTCAGGCTGCTTGGGTCCACCATCGGAGGTCTCTTTGGACCAGAAAGGCATCCAGTCAAGAACGTCGGACATGAACTCCTTGTAATCATTTGCATCGAGATGCAGCTTGAAGTTAGTTGGGAGGATCAAGCGGAAACGGTCGGTGCCGTCGGTCTGGTGACGCTTCGTGGTGTAGGTCATGAAGCGGGCTTTATTAAAGAGATCATGCACGGTTTCGAGCGCCACCTCTCCATCACAATCGAGAACGATCATGTTGAAGCCAGGGATCATGTTGTCTCGAAGCCTATGACCGTTCTCGAACATGTGGTTGCACCAGTGAAGATCTGGTGCTGTTACCAGCTCATTCATCTTGTCCCAAGGAACATTGGACATCGGAACGTAGTCTCGAGCGATGTCGTTGGAGTAGCTGAGCTGCATATTGTCAAGATCGGTTTCTTCCAGAGTGTCGGCAGAATACATTTCTACGGTCTCGGCCATGAAACGCTTGATGATCACATTGTTGGTATATCCCCAAGATGTGGCCAGCTCGATCTTGTCTTTTCTGACTTGCTGGGTGAGCTGCTTCATGTAGGGCTGTTCGTGGATGTCAGCGAGCGTGACGGAGTCTTTCTTGGTGGCGAGCCACTTGGCCAATCGGACGTGAGCTTCTTCCTGGTAGAGGATCTTCACGGCTGACTCGCCGGCTTCTTCTACAATGCGAACGGCACAGGCAAAGTGGTCATGGGTGCAGACCGTGCTCTCGTCGATGAAGGCGAGCACACCTGCTAGTTTGAGCGCCTTGAAGTGACGGTTCTGGATCTCGTAGCGCAAGATATCGTGCTCTGAGGTGAGCTTAGATCCACGAAGCTCACAATCGATCTGGTACTGAAGATACGTCACCAGCACATCTTCATCGAGAGTGACATGCCAGTTAAGACGATCGATGTGGCTTAGGCCATCGAAATGGGCCTGTAGCTTGCGAATGTCTGAGACTGATTGCTTCGAGCGAACGGCATCGAGCCGGGCCCTGGCAGAGGTTTGGGTCACGGTCTTCTTGTCCGCATAGGCAAAGAGGGTCCGTCGCATGTATCCGGTTTCGAGCAGATTCATGAAGTCCTGCTGGCGCTTACCACCGTCGAGCAGGGCAGAGGGCGATCCGAAGAACAGGAAGGTGGCAGGCACCCATCCGTGGATCTCTTCTTCGCGCTCTCCGTCTTTGCCTGACTTGGTGGCGGATTCTTTCATCCAGCCACCGTCATAGAGCTCCAAGAACATGTTGAGAGGGCCATATTGACCGCTCACGTTGGAGAGGTTCTGACCGATCTCGTCGACCTGTAGGTTGACGGCACAGGAGTTGCTGAGGATCGACTTGTTGCGCATCTGGATGATGGCAGCTTCGGTGATGGTTCGAGAGCATGTGCGAAGCGTGCCCTGGCGCCGGAAGATGGTCTTGAAGCGATCATACTCTTCCTGGTCGGTTTTACCGGACCAGCCGGCTTCACGTTGGGCGCGTTCCCAAAGGGCGTTTTCCAAAGCGATTGGAACAGTCTCTTTGGTGAAGCGCTCGTAGAAGCCACGAAGCAGGGTCTGCTCAATCAGCTTGAGCGTCTTGCCCTTACCAATACCGGATTCACCCAGGCAGCCGACGAAGCCGTTGATGGGCACGGTGCTGTCCGGATATTCGGTGTCGATAGTGGCACGCATCATGGCTGGCAAAGGATTGAGAAGGCCAATGACGAAGGTGCGCATGAAGTTGCGATCGACAGAGTTCACGTTGGCACAAGCGGCATCAGTGATGCGCTCGAGAAGTGCATGACGCGGCAGCTGATCTAGATCCTCGAGAGAGAGGCGTGTGGAAACAGCGTCTTCGATGTCAGCAGGGGTCAGACGGGGGATGATGTCTTTCATGTCAAAGCTCGTACATATCTTTCTGGGAACAGAGGGTAAAAGCGGGGCAGTATCCACAGGCCTTGACCTGTCCGGGGATGGTCAGAACCGTACCTTTCCCTTTTTCGGCTCGATGTCTGTGAGCCGCGGCGGATGTAGAAAAGACCTTGCTTGCCCGTCTACCCTGGGCTGCCTTGTCAGGATCAGTGTAGTATTTGTAGGAAGGCTGCGTTCGCCACAGCTCTTTGTCGGTGCAGCGAACGACGTCCTGCTCGGGCAGGTTCTGGTTCTTGATGACCTCACGAATGCGGGACTTGATCCAGGCTTCGGTTTCGTCAAGGGGCATCAGCTCGTAAGGAGTGTCGAGAACTGGACTCGAAGGATATTCTTCCGTCGCTCGCGCACGGGAGGCGATCCAGTCTGTAAAGATGTGTTGGATCATCATTGTGTCGGACGTAATGATGTCAGGAGCCAACCAGCGATAGCAGGATCCTTGGAGGGAGTAGTCTTCGTCCTTGTTGCCGCTGGTATAGGTGAAGGTCGACGTGACCTTGATGTCGTTGTTCTGGCCGTTGAGAACCATATCAAACTGTCCGGAGACGACAACCTTGAAGCCGTCGACGTCCACTTCCCGAAAATGCCGCTGCTCCATGTAGAGCGAGAGGTCTGCCGGCACCTCGGGATTGATGGCAAGCTTCTGAGCCACTTTGGACGGGATACCAAGAGCGACGAGAGCCTGTTCCCGAGCTTTGGGATCGTCGGTCCAGGCCTTCTCGATGCTGTCGTGGATGGCATGGCCGATGCGGGATTTGACCCGGCTCATGATGTCCACGGGAGCATCTTCTGGATCAAGCCGGGAAGAGAGAACGGTCTGTCGCACGGGCTTTAGAAGGGACGTCACCGAGATCAGGTTGCGGCCCTGATACTCGGGACGATCGGCTCCGTTGGTGTAGGGATCCACGGCAAGCCAGACGGCAAGAGGTAGGCTGATCCCGCTGTTGTTCGTGATACTTGAACCCATAACGGGATCTCCTGATAATTAGGATTTGGGGGGAGGCGATACGTGGACACCAATGAAGGACATAGTTGAAAAAACACCTCCGTTGACGCGGAAAGATCCACCACTAAGGCAGTCGTACCCTTCTGCAATTCTTTTAAGATAAACGGAGAGATGTTCATCAGTCATTTCGATCTTACCAAGGTAGATTGTTTCTCCGTTAGGTAGAAAGCCAGTAACTTTACGTTCGATGGGATTTTCCATGGATCAATGTCCTGTTTGATTGGTGGGTTTGCCGGAGAGGTCGTAGAACTCCAAAGGTGACATAAGGCCTAGAGGCGACACCGAGACGATAGCGATATCGCTGATCATGATGGGGTCGATTTCCTGGGTTTGGACCAGCTGCTGGATCATCACACGTGTGGCATGGTTCAGAGCGGAAGACGGAACTGACTTAGTAGGAACAGAGACCAGGGCGCTTTTTAAGCAGGATTCGAAGCCGGTTTCGGATCGGTATGTCAGTGAAGCAGACACGTTGAAAAAGAATTCTTTGCGAGTGGTCATGGATTGTCCTCATATTTTGGGAATATGCCCCGCATGTGGACTACGGATCATAATGATGTTTGACATGCTTAGGGGTATACCTACGCTGTAGCAAGATCCGAGATGTGATCGGACGCAAGCTTTTCGATTTCGGCCTGGGTGGCTCCGTTTGGGATGGTCAGTTCTTCGGACCAGTTGGGATAGAAGATTGAGACTTCCCCTCCAAGCTTGACCTTGGGGTGGTAGATCAGCGGATCTTCTTGCCACTCCACCGCACGCACGAGATGCTCATTCATGAAGAGAATAGCAGCCATGTCTTCGTCGATCACGAAGTATTGGGCGTCGTGGATATGCGCAGACTGACGAATAATCAGGCGCATCTTCGGATCTGCCCTGACTTTGCCCATGAACTCGACGCTGGCTCGGTTGTTGAGAAGACCCCAGGACTGCCCGAGGGCGTTGCCCATGGTTCGACCTTCCTGTCTGGCCTCGTAGGGCGTCTTGCGGTTGCCCATGACGACCTGCTGGAGAACCGGAGTCCTAAGGCGCAGACCGAAAGCCAGGACGGCATAGCCGAGCTGTCCGGCCTCTTCCCTGCGATCCTCGACCCATTGCTTGGAGACGGCGTAGAGTTCGTTGTATTTGGCCTCGACTTTTTTGGCCTTCTCCAGATCCCAACCCACCTGTTCGACGATGCCGAAATGAGTGCCTTCATAGGTCAGAAGAAAAGTAGGTGTCTTGCTGTCCTGGCGCAGGGATTTGTAGCGGCTGGCGATCGAGTTGATAGACTCGACGCTGTTGGGGTCGATGTCAGGCATCTCCTCTTCGAAGTAGTAATAGGCTCGAAGGCAGTGAGAATCGTAGCCATCTGTATAGACTCGCAATTTAGCTGGATCCCGGGTCTGAAGCGCTGAGATCCGATCCTCTAGGGACGCGAAATCTAGACCGACAAGAAGCTTGCCAGGTGGAGCTTCAAACGCACTTTTGATGAGCTTGCCGAGAAGCAGGTTTCCTTTCTTGATGAAGGGCTGGACAAAAGCTCGCATCTCGTCGTCCAGGAGATCAAGGAAGGCCTGTGAGATGGCCATGACGACGTTGGACGGGAGGTTCTGAAGGTTGGGACCTGAAGAACTAAGGCGACCGCTCTTGGTCCCTCCAATGTTAAAGAAACCAAAGAGCCAGTGCCATCCGTCCGGACCCAGGGGAGCGGCCTGAAACTTAGGGATGAAATCCTGGAGGATCTTGGCCACGGCCTTGTAGTTTGTGAGCGCCTCTAGGAAGCGTTTAGCCATGGGATCGTTCGTGTGGAACTGAAGGCGATCCAGGAGATCACCTTTAGTAGAAGCAGCTCCACTGTTGGAGGTTCCCAGGACGGGCAGATGAAGCCAGTTTTTGTCGTATAGGAACTCCTGAAGTTGGATGGGCGATCCGGGGTTGAAGGCGATATAGGATTTCAAAGCTGGATCTGCGTAATCTGCTGGATCCTTGGTCTTCTTCACATGAGTTGCGTTGTATTTCTCGGCCGCTTTCTTTCGCATCTCGAACTCGAAAAAGGACAGCATGGGAACTGTCTGCATTTCGGAGAGAGCATAGGTTTGAATGGCTTTCAGGACGACCTCGATGAGGTTGACCTGATCCATGTTGAGAGGAAGACCGGTCAGCTGCATCTGGATGATGTCGATCAGAGAAGGCTTGAACAGCGTGTTGTAGACATGAAGCTGCTCGTCTTCGATCATCCGGTGGTAGTGCTTGTTGTAGACGAACCAGGTGCCCAGCGTGTCCATCAGGTTGTAGCGGAGGAGCTTGGGCAGTGGGACTGCTCGGATGTTGGTGATGTCGTCAATCGCGTATTTGCCGGTGAACTCCTGGCTTTGCTCTTTGAGGCCCAGCGTGTTGCCGGCGCAAGAGTTGGTGGCGAGATAGGCGATGATCTTGGTGTCTTCGAAGGACGCTGTCATAACATCGAGACCGTGCAGAAGCCCTTCTTGATCCAGGATATCGGACATGAAGAGCTGATAAATCAGCACGGTCAGGTCGAAGCCGGCATGGTGCCAGATCATCCGGGGAGCTGTGCGATCCTGAGCATGGAGGCGTTTGGCTCGCTCGGCCCAGGCTTCGAAGAAGGCCCGCAGGATGGCCCGGAGCTCTTCTGGATCCTCTCCGGTGGGGGTGAGGTCCACGGCAAAGGCAATACCTTCGTGCTGGCTCCAGGCAAAGCTAATGGAGCCCAGCCCTGCGTCGTAGTGTTTGAGGCTGAAGCCTTCGATGTCCGCGGTGAGATCACAGTTTGTGTCGAAGAGCTTCTGGAGCCAGCTGGTGATTTCTTTGAGGGTCTTGGGATAGGCTTCAAAGTGAACGATGCTCTTGCCAGGAGTGTGATACTTGCCCCGAATGTGGCTTATTAATGTGTGCAACGCTTGAGTGACTTGGGTTGTGGTCTTATCGGGAGCCGTGAAGGCCAAGCGATAGTTGGGGCAGTAGATGATCTTGAAGCCAGGCCAGGCATCAGGGCTGTCGAGAACGTGCCCAAGGTTGGCTTCTGCGCTCTGGTTTCCGGACAGGATCCGAAAATACTCTGCATCTGCGACCATGAGATACTTGATACCCAGCCCCTGGAGCTGAGGCAGAACATAATCGAGATAAGCCTTGGCGTCGACCCGGGCGGTCTTTTTGTCTTTGTAGAGAGAAATACCGATGACGCGAGAAAGGATGTTGAGATCCAGGGCACCCAGGGGTGTCATGTAGTGCCGCGTCATATCGATTTCGTTCAGTGTTGGAACTAGAAAGGCGACATCGAACAGCTGACCAACATTCTCATCGAAGGTCATGGAAAACAGGTGATCTGCCGGATTGATGCTGGAAGACTGGGTCTTGGCCATGACGAAAAGTTTCCGAATTAAACGTTGATTAGTCGATTGCTTTCCAGCCGCAGAGCGATAACCACGGCGTCTGAGAATTGCTTCTGAAGAGCGACATCACCTTCGAAGATGTATCCGACAGAGTTTGTCCGATTAAGGTTAGCAAGAACGTCGATGCGGCGCACGAGACAGTCGGGAAGAACATCACGGAGCTGCTGACGATTGGTGCAACGAACCGAGACGGTAGAAAGAGCATGCTTGAGTAGAACGGCGTCGGTCTTGATTCGCGCGGTTCTGTGAGAGATTGCAGCTGCCTGTCGCTCTAGGACAGGATCGATCTGGAGGATCCTGGCTCCACGAAGATGATGCGGCGCCTTTTCGCTCCAGATTTTGCCGTCATAGCGATAGGCGTCTGGATGACCCCCTTTGTTAGAGTTGTCGTTGACCAGGCGCCCAATCGAGTTGTTAATACCAACTCTTTCTTCCTCGATAAGCTGATGAACGATTGGAGTGAAGCTCATCATCGGCTTGATGTCAATCGGGCGCATGGGGATGTCCTATTCTAGAAGGGATTGTTGAAAGAGGCTTTCACGAAGGAGATAGCTTTCAAGTGCCCAGATCTTATGGCGAGCATTGTCTCGAGCGATGCGGCGTCCGATTTCAGGATCGAAGTTATCGATCGAAGCTGAAGCACTTTCACCGGTGACGACAAAGCCATTGCGCAAAGTAAGCGCACAGATTGTCAAGCTGGTGCCAGGAAAGTTGTGATAATCTTCATCAACAATAGTATTGTTGATCAAATTACTGGTCACTCTGGGAGCGATTTTACCGGCGGCTTGAATCTGCATTTCGATTTGTTCTTCACTTGTCATGATAAGTCTTTCTGCTGAGTGAGGTTGGGTCAGGATCCGAGAAGACGAATTAGAACGTCGTGAGCGTCAGCATAAGCTTCATCGTTCAAGGCATTAAGTATGTCGTTAAGCTCAGGGCCCAGAGCATGAAGAGTATCTTCCCGACTCTGGGAAGCAACAGGAGTAGGCTCAGGAGAGGTCTCTTGGGTTGGACGGGCCTCCGGGTCCAGGATGGATTGGATCGCGTTCACAACGGGCGCCAGGAGCTCCCACCATTCTTCCTGGGTGGCCTTGTTAGACGCGGCTGATTTCTCGAGCAGAGCCAGAATCTCGATTATCTTCTGGATGCGGACCTCATTTGTCGAATTGTGGAAGCCGCTCATGTTTCATACCTCCAGACTGCCCCTTCGAGATTGAGTTTGGTTTTGATGAGGGTCATGTTGAAGACTTCTCGGATCTCACGTTCACCATCTGAAAAGAGACGAGAGTATTCGGTGCCATCAGCAATTCGGACAACGAGATCTGACCATGAGCGAGGTTTCTTGGTCATGGGATACCACTCGTCATCCACAATAGCAGAAGCAAGAACATGCTCCTGACGAGTGATGTAAGGAGAGACCTGAGTCGTCTTGACCGTGATATGGGAAGTCATCAAAGCTTCTTTTTGTTTTCACGACGCATGTCGGCTTCAAGATCGAGACCAGTCAGAATGAGTTCAGCCATGCGAACGGCAACTGCGTTACTTATATTAAAACCAAAAATCAAGTCGTTGTCTTCAGATATCGACTTGTCGATAATCACGTTAGATAATTCAGCCAGATAATGCTCGATTTCCATTTCCGGATCATCGATGCGATCCATTTCAAACATGGATGAGATATCGACCATAGAATTCTCTTTCTCAGTAGATGTGGTTCGGGAGCTCACCGAAGAAAGCAACGCGTTGGCGTGCTCTGGAAACGGCGACATAGAGCATACGCGCCAGGTGAAGACGTGTCTGAGATTTGCTAAGATCTTGGAGATCCACATAAACGGTATCATAGGTAGATCCTTGTGCTTTATAGACAGTGGCAGAATCTCGGGGACGAAGATCGGGAATGCTCTCCTTGAGATAGTAATAAGACGCCCAGTCTTTTTTTCCTTTGAGGACGTTGAGAGCATTCTTGTAATCTATCCTGTTCACAGGAACGCTTACATTGTTGTAGCGATCTTTGCATTCTGACTCCAAGGAAACGGAATAGCATTCGAGTTTGACTGGGTTTTTAGAGCGTGAGAAATAAATCACGAAAGGCCGCTCATCAACATTGATGATTTTGAGTTCCATCTCTGGATGAAGAATACTATTCTTGAATTGAACCATGGAGTTGTTGATGACGCATTCCCCTTTGACCAAGCGGTCAGGTCGGCCGCGAAGAGGTCGAATGAAGTCGTTGTAGTAGTTCACACGATCATTGGTGTAGGCCAGTATTCGGGAATATTCTCGCTCTGTGGCAAAGTGGGATTCGACTTCGGCCTGAGCTTGTGAGGCGTTTAGGTGATCAATCACGCCTGGAACGGAGGGAATGGGGAAGAATTCGTCATGCTCGACGGCATGGCGCATCTGGGCGCAGAGGCGGATCAAAGCGGGCTGCCCGGAATTGCGCATGGGCTGGTCGAGGACGGCGAAGTTCTTTGGGTTGCTGAAGACAGGCGAGAAAGATTCCCCGATGGGATCCATCTGGCAGTGGTCGCCCATGAAGATGATCTTACAGCTGTCGTCGGTGCTCTTGCGGATCCAGCTCAGGAGAGAGGTTTCGATCATCGAGGCTTCGTCACAGAATATCAACTGATTGGAAAGAACACGCCAGACGTTCTTGCGTGGGCTCAGCTTCACTTGTCCGGTCTGGTAGTCCGTGTAGGGCTTGACGGAGATGTGGGAATGGATGGTGCCCGCGGTTCGGCCTGTAGCTGACGCGAGAACAGTAGCTGCCTTGTTGGTCGTGGCGGTGAGGCAGACATCCCAGTCAGGCAGCGTGTTGCCCATTAGCTTGGCAACCTGCTTGGCTTGGGGAAGAACATCTTTGATAATTTTCTCGGTCAAGTAAGTCTTGCCGGTGCCGCCGGCTCCAGAAAGAACGAATTCCTTGTCTCGGCTGAGTAGAAAGCGGCGAATCTTCTCGGCAGCAAGGCGCTGTCCAGGGTTCAAATCGGAAAGATAATCGGTAGTTTCTGCAATGGTCTGGTTCATGGGGTTGGGGATCCTTGAGGTGTGTGGGGATGATGAGTTTGGATCCAGTGCTGGATTAGATACGAGAAGTTCGAATCAGTTCCTTTTCATAGGAAATCCGACAGTCGGCGTCGCAGAAGCGACGTTGATCGACTGGTTCGTCGCAGCACATGCAGCGTCCCGAGAACGGGATTGTCAACTTGTTTCGATTTGAAAGAGCTGCACTGATGTGGGTTTCCTGGATAATCTGGGCTTCGTCGACTTGATCCAAGGGCATTTTTTTGACCTGCTCTGATATGATGGTGGCCTGATATAGGCATGATCCGAAAACCATATCCAGCCTTTAAGTGGGGTGGATCAGATCGAATACATAATCATAGCGTTCTCGGTCACGACTTTAAGTTTGGTTTCAAGCTCTTTGACAAAGCGCAGAATTTGCGTCTCAAGGGCAATCTTGAAGCCGGGTTCATCAGGTAAAACGACCCAGTGGTCTTGATCTACGACCTTCATGAAGCCATCGTTTTTGAGCCAGGTCTCATAAGCCTTCCTGGCTCGGTCGATGGCGTCAGGGGTGCTGTGAGCGTAAACGAAGACATCGCTCTGGTAGAAGCCACCGAGGACGTCTGAGTGCATGTGGTAGAGAGCCATGACGTCACCATTCGGTTCGGATGTTGAGATCGTCAGGCCGGCCCATGTAGTTCCAGATGCTATATGCAGCTTCTGGAGACGCTTCTTCGACATGGACATAAAAGATCGAGATGCCGTCTAGGACGCTACGCTCTTCGATGACATCTCGAGACGATATGTCACCCCAGTTAATGGCTACTGGTTCCAAGTCAGTATCGTCTTTCATCTTGAGCAGAGCAGCGTCGACACGCGCCATCAGCGCACGGGCTTTGTCTTGAGTCATTGCCATATTACTGGAACTTTCCTTGATTCTGTTAAAGAAGCACAGAGGTGATCACCAATGCGCCGGCGATCATAGCGTGTTCTTCTGTGAGTATAATTCCACCCCGTAGTCATCAGGTCGCGCGGGGATATCTTCTGGGGTGGCGAAACCAAACAGAGGCAGGAAGTAGAAAGCCCTACCGTCGCGGCGGAAGATTTTGGCTGCTTGAATTTCGTTGGATCCACCTGCGGAGGCCCATGCAGTATATAGTGAAACTTCCCCTGCATAGCCCCATGCGGCGCCCCATGCAGCTTCCCATGCATCTTCCTCTGCGGTGGCTCCTGCAGCTTCCTTTGCGGAGGCTCCTGCAACTTCTTTTGCGGCGGCCAGTGCTTCATCCCATGCATTTTTCCCTACAACTTCCCATGCAGCTTCCCTTGCGGCGGCTAGTGCGTCTTTCCCTGTGGTAGGTTGGGGCTTGTCCAGCGCGTACCAGAAATCGAGGACTGTTGACCAATTTTCACCAAGAACCTTACTGGGGTCAGTCAAAACAATGGCCGGGGCGCCTTCGGCGCTATCGTTGATTTGACGCAACAAGACGGCATGAGCACGGCTGATGTTCAACAGCTCGGCGGTTTTTCTGTCCGCCTCATATTGGATTGTTTTGTCCAGCTGTTCCGGGGTCCATCCGCCCAAAAGGTGCAGAACCTGACCTTGCGCGCACATGCAGCCAATGTCGTCAGGGTTCGACTCCCAAGCGTCCATGTCGATCAGCGACTCTTTGTAGGGCTTGCCCTCGTCAGTGGCCCATAGATCGAGAAGGTCGGATAATTTCATCATAGCTTGGTCTCCTGCGCCCAAAACGCCCTCGCAAAAGCGTCAGCGCAAACTGATTTGTAGGCTTTCATCACCGGGCGCTTGGCATTTTCATAATCTTTCCGCGCTTGGCGCTTGGCATTTTCGTAATCTTCCTGCGATTTGCGCTTGGCATCTTTGTAGGTTTTCCTCGCTTGGCGCTTGGCTGCGTCGTAGACCTCCCACGCTGAGGCCTCTACTGATATGTAGTCTTTACGCTCTGGGCCAGTTAATAGCCTCGACGCAGCCAAATCCCAGTCAAAAGCAAGCACATGTTCGCGGGCAACGGCGATGCACTCAGCTTGACTTGTCGCTTCAAAGCCGTTCGGGAAGATCTCCTGAAACTTGAGGCGCTGTTGTTTGCAGACGCCTTCTAGTCGGTCGAGCGTTATACGGGCGGTCATTGCGTACTCTCCTGTGTCCAAAACGCGCGCCCAAAGGCTTCAGCGCAGGCTGATTTGTAGATTTTCAGCGCCACGCGCTCGGCTGCTTCATAGGCTCCCCGAGCCGAGTACACGGCATCTTCGTGGGCTCCCCGAGCCGAGTGCATAGAATCTTTGTAGGCTTCCCAAGCTGAGTACGTGGCATCTTCATAGGCATCCAACGCCGAGCGATCGGCTGCCTCATAGGCTTCCCAAGCTGAGCGCTCGGCTGCCTTGTAGGCTTTCCTCGCCGGGCCAGTTAATAGCCTTGACGCAGCCCACCCCCAGATAAAGTCGGACGCATGTTTGCGGGCAGCAGAGACGCATTCAGCCTCGCTTGTCGCTTCAAATCCATTTGGGAAAAGCTCCTGAAAGATGACGCGCTGTTGGTCACAAGCGTCTGCTAGTCGGTCGAGCGTTATACGAGCGGTGCTGGGAAGGGTCATTGGTCATTCCTTTCCGGGTCGGGTGATAAGGCTGTCGCGCCAATCAACAGTGCCGGGGCGGTAAGAAGTAAACGCATCGGCGCGTACGTGGGGGGCGGCGCACCATGTGTGAGAAGCTATCGTTGGGAGATCTTGAGAAAGATATGCCGCACCACCCTTATCCCGCGCGCAGTAGTCTAAACCCTGCGCGACGTGACTCCAGTTGATGCTGTCAGGCGTCAATGCGGGATTGGGCAAAGGCGTGAGGCGGTAGGCTGTACTAAGAAAAAATTGCGGGTTTGATAATTCTTGCCAGCCGCCGACCCCGTAAATCTCCACGGTTCTCTTGTCCACATAGCAAGCAACTACCAGCCGCTTTTGCGTTTTTCTGGGAAGTTCACAAAACGTCACGTCCAGCGTCTCAAGGTCAGAATAATCAGGCATCGTGTTCTCCGTTGGGATAAAGGGCTGGGGCCGAAGCCACGGCAACGTGAAAGTTGCATGGATTAGCTATGAATTAAGCTTTTGCGACTGCCTGGCGATAATAGCTCTCTTCCGAGAACCAGCTTGCCTATGTGAAAATGGAAATCGACATCGAGCTCGAGATCTGTCCACATGACACCGCGCTTGGAAGTGTCACCGTTGGAAGAGATACCAATATACCCTTGGCCATATTTGGCGAATATTCGACCATTGTAACCAAACAAATCGGCCTGCTTGAAGACGCCAGATGCCCGCAGAAGAATGCGGCCGGGAAGAGAGATGAAGTCGTTCATGGATCAGCTCCAATAGCGGTAAACGCCCGGACGCAATGACAGAAAAGCCTGGGTGGTCTGTTCGTTGGTGAGGTCGAAGACGGCGCGCAGGAGAAACCATAGGTGCCAGGGCGCCCATGGAATCTTTTCTTTTTGCTCTTCTTCGTCAGAGTGGAAGGGCCCCCAATACTTTTCGATCCCGAGAGGCTCATCTGCATTGGGTCGCATCAAACCCACATAGGGGTAAAGTGGCGTAGGAATGGGCATCCAGCACGTCTGGCAGAGGTCGTTGCCTGAGGCAGCGCATTGTGCTTCCCAAGTATAAGCGTCGAGAAGATCACCATAACGTGTCCACGAATCTCGAGAAGACGCGGGTTTGAGCACAAGGAGATCGTGATCTCCAAACTCGTCGTCATAGGTGATCATGTCGTAAAGATTGGTTGCTGGATTATTTTCTAGGAGAGCAAACTTTTCGGCGAGGCTTTGTTGATTGTTTGCAAATTCGATCGTTTCAAG